AGAACGAGCCAATACACCTGGAGACATCGTTGGGCAAACTCATAAGAGCACCGGAATGTAATTGGTGCATCGCGCATCTTCTCCGGGGGTATACAAAGATTCGTATTGCACCCAACCAGAATAAGGCAAGCGAGCGTTTGCACAGGCGCGAGCGTCTCCACAATCCCGGAACATGCAGAGGACCGCCAAGGGGCGCTGTGGCGCCTCCTCAAATAAACTCTGCTGTTCAGCCTTCACAGGGATCGCTACAAGCGTGCCACCACACACGGCACACATGCCACTGCGGTAGACGCGCAACCTCGCCTCTTGCAGGCTGGTGCGCGTACCACAGTAATCGCACTCGGCATCCATCACGGCCTCCTCAGATTAGCAAGCGCACGAGTGAGGTCGAGCGAGGCCCGCTTGATGGCGCCGCTCGCCTTCGTGCCGTAGTTGTAGATGCTGTCCGGGTCTGTGTGAGTCTGCTTGCGGTCACCCGGGGTGAGCGTCTTCTCCCAGTCGGTGATGCGATCCAGGAAGCGGAGTGCTTCGGTGCGTGCGGCCTTGATCGTCTTCCATTCCATACAGCCTCCGTTAGTATTTCGCCACGGGCATCGTGGCGGATGTGATTGCGAACACTTCGATCAGTTCTTTAGGTGCGAACCAGAGCATGCGATTCTTCGGCCCTGCTTGGTGCTTCGTCCAGTCCTTCGCTCTAAGCTCTGCGGCAGCACGCATGCTGAGCGCCTTGGTCTGCTGCGCCACGGGGATGAGCATCTGCTCCAGCAAGGTCATGATGCCGACGCCCTTTGACAGGTCCGTTCCTGCACGAGCAAGATCGCACGCGGCCTTGATGAGCTGCTCCGCGAGCGGGTCATCGGTGCGGAACTGCACGGAGTCGTCCTCACGTGCCTCCTCTTGCGCAACATCAAGCCAGTGGCGCTCACCAGCATCGCAGAGCGCCACGGCCTCGGCCCATATCTGCGCACGATACAATTGGATGAACGCGAGCTTGATGCGCCCGCACTTGATCGGCCAGAAGCGGCGTGAGCCGGTGGTGTCCATGAGCAAGTCTTCACGGTTGGCCGTACCGACCAGGAAGCACGAGCGCTTGAAAGATTGAACGCTCTGACCGTAGGGCGGGCGGAACTTATCTTCACACACGCTCGTGAACTGCTTAACCTGCTCCACTCCTTTGCTGCTGGTGATGCCATCAAGCTCTGCGAGTTCTGTACACCACGAATAATGGATGATCATCCAGCCATCTTTTTCGCCAGGGTTTACGGGGGAGTCGTTGAACCATGATGCGCCTGTGAGGATGCGCCAGAACGTGCTTTTGAAATTGCCCTGCCCACCGATCAGGATGGGGATGGTGTCCATCTTTACACCGGGCTCCATAACACGGCGCACCGCACCGATGAGGGTTAGCCTCATGTAGTCGGATGCAAGCTGAGTGTGGACGCCCAGGCACTCACTTGCGATGCGCTCGATCCGGGGCACGCCATCCCACTTCAAATCACGAAGCCAGTTGCGCACCGGGTGAACCATGTTCGTTGCCGCCTGCGCTGCGATCACCGCCATGATATCGCCGCGCTTGAAGTCCATATGGTAGATATCCTGAATCCACTCCTGCACAGTCAGAACGAAGTGCTCATTCTGTGGGATGAGGTCATAGAGAATATCGTGGCTCATTTCATTCATGGCAAGCCGTGGCCCCCAGTGCGGATCAAGCCTCAGAATCTTGATGAGGTTTGCGGGCACCCTGGCAAGCGTCCCTGTTAGCGTAGTTTCCAAAGACATCAGGCACGCATTGCGCAGATCCTTTTCGACCTTGTTGACTTCAGGTTCATCAGATGGCTTGCTTTCAAACTTCTCAGCGTATGTGGAAAGAAGCGCGGGCCCAATCTTCTCGCAAATATCTTTGAGCCCCACTACGCCTGCGTGGATGGAGTGCGCACATGAGAATGAGGGCCACGAATCATTGTCGTGAATGATCACAGCGCAGTCACCGCCCGCTGCGTTTGTGTGCTCGCTCTCCCATGGGCAAGAGCAGCGCCACTTGGAGCCTGCCTTGTAAACTTGCTGCTTGCCGACCTTCACCTTCAGATGTGCGAACACCTGAGGAAGGTCAAGAGTTTTGAAATCGATATCGTATTGCTTCCACCAATCGTCTGTGGTGCGGTTGCTATTGGGCACATGCACTAGACCAGTGACAGGCGCGTCGATGGGCAACAGCTCTGGTAGGTTGTCGGGGACGTTGAGCGCCCCACCCTCAAGCACGAAAAACTTAATTGAACGTGGGCGCTGTGAGCATGCAAGAAAATTCAAACGAGCAACATCCTTGAGCACTGGCACGTCGATGCAGCCCCGCTCACGGAGTTTGCTGAAACCAAGTTCATTGATCGCCCACTCAGTGGCTGTATCCCACTTCTCGGGCTGCACACTCTTCATGAGTGGGAGCACCACGCGGAACTTGGGCCACTCTTTCGTATGGCTGAAAGTGGTGTAGATGACCGCAGCGAGTCCGGTCTTCTTCAAAAGCGTGTGAACCTGCAGCGGCGTGATGGGGCTTTCAACCGAGACCTTGCTTGTCTTTGGTCTACCGCTGGGGTGCAATTCTCCAAGGTCTTTTTCTACTGAGTTATCGAAGTCGAAGAAGATGAGATGAACTTCTTCAGCGTGATCAACTGCGCGAGTGCCGCCGAATGTGGTGCCGCTGATGGCAGGGATGAAGAGCTTCACTTGCCGAGGGTCGCGGCCCTTTGGAGTGGGCTGAATGGTTGTAAGCAGGGCCACCAAGTCAGGCCAGGGGGCGTCGAAACGTTTGGGGCGATTATCTTTCGCTGAGTTGAAGCATGACCAAGAAACTTGTTGTGTTGTCATTTCGGGATCCGCAAAGCAGCGAGTTCAGACATGATCTGTGCTTCCTGGAGCCTGACTTTTGCAAGCTCTGCTTTGAGTTCAAAATAGCGCGGCGGGTATTTCTCAGAAGGTGCTTTCTGTACATGCGTGGTTTGGCGTAACTCTTTTTCAACTCGCCTCTTCTCTCGATCCTCCTGGCGTTGGCGATCCTTCATCAAACTCAGGGCAGTGCGCATGCAGCGTCGAAGCCACCCCGCAGGAGATTTACTGGCGATGATGATTCGCTCCACGGCTTGCGCACTGATGTGGAGAGCGCCGTCGACGATGCACACCTCCTCAAGTTTGGGCAGAGCACGCAGGTCATTGAGCAGGAACTCAGGGGGACGCAGTAGTTCAAGCACGGCCGCCTCGGTGTAGTAGACGCAGCCCTCTTGCCCTACGGCCTTCAGATCAACAGGCATACAGATCCTCCTCCAGGAAAAAGGCACGCCCCAGCAGGGTGACTCGCAGGGCGCCACCACGTCGGCCATTTTCGACGTTGCGCACTCTGCCCTGCTGGGGCGATGGGGGTTGAACATGGCTCAAGGGAGTCACTCCTCAGGATTGAAATATAGGGTGAGGGTGCAGAAAAGAAAAATGAAATTATAACTGAGGCAATCAAAACAGGTTGCACATCGTTTTGAAACTATTTAATTTCTAATGTGACTCAAAGCAATGGCACGCGGGGTCCCAGGTGAAAATATGAAATCTGGTCACGTGTAGAACATTTGGAAGCCTGCGTGATGGAGAAAATGAAATCTGTGAGCCCTTGCCCATCATGAGTTTGATGTTGGGTGAGGAGGGTGAAATGCTCGGAGCCCAAAAAATGGGGCCGGGGCTCCAAATGAGGTTTCGAGAGGTTTCGGGGCAAATCAGAAGACACATACACACCTCGGGCATATACCTAAAAAGTGGCTTCAGACTTAGCGGCACTAGGGCTGAAGCCAGATTAAACACCTAAGCGAAAACGCACGCCAACATATATAGAGATAAATCACTTTTTTATTTTCACTGTTTATTTCTCTTTTCCTCTTTTTCACTATTTGTATTTTCTTTATATCTACTTCTAAAAAGGTATTTAATAGTATTTAAGGTATATAAAGCTATTGAAAAATATAGAGCTGACTAATAAAAAAAAGATGATGAGGTATCTTCTGAGGTGTTTAAGGTGTTTCAAGTTTCAAGCGCTATAAGGGAAAAAGGTGTGTTGAAGAAAGGCTGCTTTGAGGGCTCTCGCATCGGGGCTGGCGTGTGGGGCGAATGTGAGCGAGTCTTGCTGCTATGAGCAAAGCCAAAACCCCCCCAGAACCCCCCGCCAAGCCGTCTGGCGTGCCCCAGGATCGTCCGGGGCCTAAAAAACGTGTGGAGCACCAGGGAGCACGCGAGCGAACGGCTAGCGAGGCGCCAGCGCGTTGGGCCTCCCGCATCATCGGTGAGGCAGATGTGCGTCCCACAGTGTTGATCCCGAACCCGCAGAACTTCCGCAAGCACCCAAAGAGCCAGCAGAAGGCCATGACTGGTGCGCTTGACGAGATCGGATGGATTCAGCGCGTGATTGTGAACAAGCGCACCGGGCACATTATCGACGGCCACTTGCGTGTGGAGATGGCGCTGGAGATGCACGAGAAGACTGTGCCCGTGTGTTATGTGGATCTGGATGAGCATGAGGAGCGCATCGCGCTTGCCACGTTTGATCCACTCAGTGCATTGGCAAACACGGATGAAGACATTCACGCAGCGCTGTTGAAGAGCATCGAGTGCGAGAATGAAAATCTGAAGGCCCTGCTCTTCATCGAAGATGATGAGCGCATCGCTAAGGCTTGCGCAGCAGCAGAAGGAGAGACCGCCAGCGGTGAAGTAGACCTCGGGAAGTTTGAGCTTGAGCACAAGTGCCCCCGCTGTGGGATGGAGTTCAACTCATGAACCCGCACGCTTGGAACCTTACCGACTTGCAGGCAGTGCCAAAGAATGGCATCAAAGTCATGACCACATTTTCATGCGGAGGCGGCTCCAGCATGGGGTATAAGCGCGCCGGTTGTGATGTGATCGCTGCCAATGATATCGACCCAGAGATGCAGCACCACTACGTTCTAAACCTGAAGCCTAGGCACTATTACCTCTGCCCAATCAGGGATCTGCTCACGGCAGACCTGCCTCCTGAATTATTCAAACTAGACATTCTCGATGGCTCGCCACCATGTTCCACGTTCTCCATGTCAGGCAGTCGGGAAGATGCCTGGGGCAAAGACAAGGTTTTTCGCGAAGGGCAGGCCAAGCAAGTGCTGTCAGATTTGTTTTTTGACTACCTTGATGTGGTGGATCGACTGCGGCCCAAAGTGGCCATCGCAGAGAACGTCAAAGGTATGATCATGGGAAACGCAAAGGGTTACACAAAGCTGGTCATGGAGCGTTTCAAGGAGATGGGTTACAGGGCTCAGTTGTTTCTAGTCAACGCCGCAGACTGCGGCGTTCCGCAGGCACGAGAGCGTGTATTCTTTTGTGCGTTGCGAGAAGATATCAAGGCCCCGCCACTTGTGCTCAAACCAAGTATAAGGTGGGTAACTTGCATGGATGCCTGTGAGGATGTGCAAGACTTGTCAAGCTCTGAAGTCAAAGAGACTGCGCCAACTGCCACGCATCGGCGCCTGTGGGGGTTAACGCGCCCAGGTGATACTTATGCAATTGCATGTGAAAAATTAAGGGGCAAGCCGAGCCTTTTTAATGCTAGCAGGTTGTCGGCGGCTGCTCCAGCAAGAACAGTGACAAGCTGTAGTGGGGGACTCATGGCGCACTGGGGCACTTGCCGCACATTGACTCTCAGAGAGTTCTTCCGGCTTGGAAGTTTTCCAGACGACTACAAAGTGAAGAGCCCACAAATCGGTAAATACATGGTTGGCATGAGTGTCCCGCCAAAGATGGCAGAGTATGTTGCACGTGAAGTGTGCAGGCAATGGTTGAAGGTGAAGTGATGAGCACACCAGACGAAAGGCGAGCACGCTCCAAGGTGCCCACGCAGCCGAGGATGCTGCTTGCGCAAGAGCGCAGGGATAGGGCGCTGGATCTACGCATCGCGGGTATGAGCGAGCGAGCCATTGCGAAAGAACTTGGCATCTCTAACAACAGAGCGCATGGGCTCCTGGAAGAAGCAGACGCGCAGCTCAAAGGCAGTTGTCTCGAAAAGGCTGCGCAGGTTCGCCGAATCGAGCTTGAGCGCTTAGACAAGCTCACTGCTGCACTCTTCGCACAGCGCCAGAACCCACGCGCCGCGGACTCACTCTTGCGCATCATGGAACGTCGAGCAAAGCTGCTCGGGCTCGACGCGCCCACACGCCAGGAGATCGCTGGCCCAGACCAAGGCCCCATCGCTGTGAAGCACGATCTGACGAAGCTCACCGTTGAAGAGCTTGCAGAACTCGATGCCATGCTCGCCAAGACGGAGGGCGCGGAATGATTTCATCTCTGCCGAGTCTTCAAGCTGTGCGGCAAGAGCTGAGTCGGCGCGAGCTGATTCGGTTCGTGCAATACACGAAGCCTGATTACTTGGCAGGATGGTTTCATAAGAAGCTGGCAGGCAAGCTTGACAAGTTTCTAACCGATGTGATCGCGAAGAACTCCCCGCGTCTGATCGTGATGGCGCCACCTCGGCACGGCAAGACACAGCTTGTTTCACGACACTTCCCCGCCTACGCACTCGGCAAGTTTCCTGATCTTGCGCTCATCGCCACGAGCTACGCCAGTGATCTGGCCAGCAGCATCAATCGCGATGTACAGCGCATCATCGACTCCGAAGAGTATGGTGAGATATTCCCAGGCGCATCGCTTGGTGGGAAGAACGTGCGCACAGTGGCGGATGGCAGTTACCTGCGCAACTCGGACATTTTCGAGATCGTGAACCACAAGGGCGTCTACAAAAGCGCAGGCATCGGTGCGGGCATCAGCGGGCGGGGTGGAGACATCCTGCTGATCGATGATCCTGTGAAGGATGCCGCTGAGGCCAGCTCGAAAGTGGTGCGTGACTCCATCTGGGATTGGTACACCACCACGCTTCGCACGCGCCTCGCCCCTGGTGGTGGCATCATGCTTATCATGACACGTTGGCATGAGGATGACCTCGCAGGCCGTCTCATCGAGCGCATGCAGAAGAATGGTGAGCAGTGGGATATCATCCGCTTCCCGGCCATCGCAGAAGAGGATGAAGAGTTTCGCAAAGTCGGTGAAGCACTCCACCCAGAGCGTTACACACTGGAGATGCTCGACGCCATCCGCACCGGCACTGAGGATGCGGAAGGTGTGGGCTCTCGTGCATGGACGGCGCTCTATCAACAGCGCCCCAGTGCGAAGGAGGGCGAGACATTCAAGCGTGAAGGCTGGCAGTTCATGCGCGTACCTGAGGGCTTCGAGATGGGCACAGCGCGAGAGCGCAGGCTCACACTCAGCAAGCTTGGCATCGACCGCGTTGTGCAGTGCTGGGACACGGCCATTGGCGGCAAGGAGAAGAACGACTTCGCGGCCTGCACCACGCTTGGGGTGGGCAAGAACAAATACGTGGCGCTGGAGGTGTGGCAGGAAAAGCTGAGTTACCCTGACATGCGCCGTGCCGTGCAGATGCGCTTCGATAAGTGGACGCCAGACGTGGTAGGCGTTGAAGGTGGAGGCGCCGCCGCTGGGAAGGCTGTGATCCAAGACCTCCAGAGCGACACACGCATTCCGTTCAAAGAGATCATCACGAGCAAGGACAAAGAACTACGTGCTGATCTTCTCAGCCCCACACACGAAGCGGGCCGCTGTTACATCATCGAAGGTGCCACATGGGCGGCAGACTTCATCGATCACTGTGCAGCGTTCCCGAATACCAAGCACGATGATGACGTGGATAGTTGGATGCTTGCGATGGAGGAAGCCATTCACGGTTCCAAGCGCATGCGAATCAGTGATGAATTCCTTCGCGCCGTAGGAGCGTAACAATGGACAATGCAACACTCACCAATGTGCTGCTCGCTGCATTCGGCGTTCTTATCACCGTGCTGCTTGGCGTGATTGGATTCATGATTCAACGCTACATCAAAACCACAGACGAGAAGTTTGATCTGCTCTTCAGAGTCACAGCCAAGCAGACCACCACCACAAACAACCTGCGCTTTCTCCTGGCCTGGCTGGTAACGGTCTTGGATACGCGAGGGTGCGTAGATTCTGGGGATCAGCCCGCTCTTGTGGAAGATGAGGATGAGAGCACTGACCCCGTCAAAGAAATGCACAGGGTGCTTGCTGCTCGTCGAAAAGCCGCTGCGGTGACGCAGCCCATCCCGTACTGCAAGCCCTCATTTCGCAAGGTGCCCGCATGAGCAAGGTTCGAGACTTCTTCAATCGGCATGGCTTCACCACACCGAGCAAGGTGGCGGATACTGCTCCGGCCAAGGAAGAGGAGATCATCGAAGCTCTGCACAAGATGAGCATCCGCGATAGTGTGTTGGAGAAATTCAACACAATTTCCGCTCGCGTCGAGATGATCAGGCGGGAGATCAAACCTTACTCACCGCCAAAGGGCGTGTGCCCTCAAGAACATGTGCTCGCCATGGACTCCGCAGTCGCGCTTGATGCTTCTTCGTTCCGCACGGCCAATGAGATGTTCTCAGGCATGGGGTTCCCCGGGTTCCCCTACCTCACCGAGCTGACGCAGATCACTGAGTATCGTGATATGAGCGAGCGCGTCAGTGCAGAGATGACGCGCAAGTGGATCGAGCTGAAGAGCAAGTCAAAGCAGGACAAGAGCGAAGAGATCAAACGCATCGAAGCGTGCATGAAGAAACATCA